TTATCGCCCGATGCAGGCCTGATCGCTATCGTCACCGCTCAGCCGGCGCTCGATGTTCACCTGGTCGCACAGCGCGGCTACTTCGGCATCCCGTCGTCTAAGATCACCTCCGAGGCTTGCGACCACGCCGAGGCCCTCTGCAAGCTGTCGGTCGAGGGCAGCGGCTTTATCTGCAAGATCGCTGCGGGCAGCGGCGTCGGCTTGGGCTTGCGCGCGATAAGTGGCGGCTCGGCTATCGGTGTCGCGGTGCAGGCGCTCAGCGCGGGCAAGCTCAGCGCGCACATCAACATCAATACCGGTCTTGAGGTTCGCCAGGCGGTCGGCGTTATAGATCGTCTCTTTGGCATGCTTGCTTTCCTTGATCGCGGTTTGGGTTTCGTCGGTGCGGGCGGCTTCGGCGCGGGTGGCTTTGCCCTGGGCCTGCTCGGCGCGTAGCTCGGCGATGGTCTTGCTGGCCTGCCAGCCTTTGACCACCCAGCCAGCGGAGAAGGCCAGCGCCGCGATGACGGCTGCCAGTGCGGCTTTGATCTGCCAGGTCATAAGCCCTCCTCGCAGATCTCGCCGTTGGCATCGCCCCGGTCCTGCAGGCCTAGCAGAACCACAGACACCCCTTTGACCGTGCCCCGGTTCCAGCGCGGGTTCTCACGGCATGCGCCGATCACATCACCCGCGTTGGCCTTGCGCAGAAGCGTCGAGGTGTACAGCGCACCCTCGCCCTTGTTGTGGATGAAGTCGATGAACACTGCCTGCTGCAGCGGGGTGTAGGTAGTCCATAGACGGAACATGCCCATGGCAGTGCGCTCGGCTGCAAGGTAGCGGCTGCGCTCGAGCGCGTAGCAGTTGGCCGGCGTGTAGTACCGGCCAGCTACCACGGCGCGGCCCGTGATCCCGTTGCACACAGTCAGCGGCTGGCCCTTGCCCAGCTTGTCAACGTAGGGTGTTCCGATGTGGCGGTAGCTGCTCTCGTAGTAGCTGCCCATCACCATGGCGATCTTGACTGCCTGGGATGTTCCAGGATCAGCGGCCACAGCTTGGATGTACTGGCTTTGCTCGGCCATGGCCTGGGCGGCTGCCTTGTCGCGCTCGGAGACGATGTAGCCGCCGGCGCCGGCCGTCAGGATGGCCAGGGCCATCAAGCCAGAACGCAGCGCGTCTGGGATCTTGCTCATTGTTCCGCCTCCAACTTACCGAGGTCGGTGTCTTGGTGGTAGATCGGCCGACCAGATGTGCGCATCAAAGACATGCGCAGTTCTCGCTCTGCCTTTCTCTCGATCACTTCGGCGCGCTGTCGCTCATCCCGACGCCAAGCCCAATACTGGCCGAAGATCAGACCCAGTAGGCCCACAACGGCGCCGACCACAATACCCATTTCAGACAGAGACATTCCGCTGGCAACTGCTGTAGCTGCCCCTCCATAAACTGCTGTTTTCCCGGCGACGATTCCAGCGCTTTCCATTGAATTGCTCATCCTCTGGCCCCTTAAATAAGAAAACCCGCCGAAGCGGGTTGTGTTGTGTTTTGTGGCGAGGGTTACAAGGTCTCGGCGTAGCCGAACAGCTCTTGCAAATCGGCCTCGGTCAGGTTCAGGCCTGCCGCCAGCTTGAGAACCGTGGGACTATCGGACTCGATGGCCGCCGATCCCTGCCAGTCCACCAGGGCCCGGTAGCGGTCGAACTCGTCCGGGATCAGGTTGATCTGCGCCTCGATGTCCTCGTTCTTGATGCCCTTCATGTCGAACAGCGCAAGCAAGGCCTGGCGCTTGGTCACAGTCACCCGCGCAGCATCCCGGGCGGCCTGCTCGGCTGCTAGGCGCTCGGCTTCCTGTTGAGCCAGCTCCTCATCGCTCAGTGCCACGACTTCCCACTGCTGCAGGTAGCCGTCCTCTGTTTCCAGCGGGGCCAGCTCCACAGCCTTGTGGGTTGCCTGCACGAATGCAGGAGGCTCAACCGGCGCGACAAGCACATAACGCTCAGGGGACTCAAATGGCACGGGGAACGACATATTGTGCGCGTGCCGGCTGATGATGTCCGCCGGGCTCAGCGGGTAGTCCCCTGTTTCTCTGTCGAAGTACATGCCCCCTCCTTATCGTGTGCGGCCAAGGATTGAACCAGCGGCCAGAATGTTCACGTTCGCAATGCCGTCGATGGCGTACCCAGCGAGTTCTCCGGTCGTGGTCCCGTAGTAGTTGGAGCTTTCAAACGATCCGCTGGTCGATGCTGGCCCGCCATTACTGCCTGTCATGCCAATAGCACCGCCTGTGCCGCCAGATCCACCGGTTGCAGTGCCTTGAGTTGTTCCGCCGATGCTAGGGCCGCCGACTGTCTGAGAGCTGCCAGAGCTGCCACTGCCGGCAGGGAGCATCACAGGAGGATTTGCGCCATTGAACCCCGCCCCGACTCCTCCAGCGCCGCCTGTTCCCGTTGCAACATATCCAGTGCCCCGGAAAATGCTCACATTCTGGCCCTGTCCACCCTGCCCGCCGCCGCCAAAGATCGTGCCGCCCGCATTGTCCAGATTGAATTTGATTGATGCGACGAGGCCGGTGCCGCTGTTGTAGATACCTCCGATACGGCCACGATTGACCAGGGTCAGTAGGTAATCTGGGATGTTTGACACCGTGAGCGTCGCCACATCCACACCAGCATTCACGGTGCAGTACAGCTGCTCGTAGCCAACCCAACCCGCAGAAATAGCAAGAGCCCGAATATCCGGGCTCCTGACGCTTGCCCCTATGGTGATGTACACCGGGCCTTTAATGAGGAACGGTCGATGAGGCATTTCAATAATTCCCCTGATAGGCCCCAAGCCATTGATCTGTTCCAGTGGATTGAGGCCGCCGGAACTGGAAAAGATGGATCTTTCCAGCTTGGAGATTCTGAGGAAGTGCGCCACCCCATACCCATCTCACATTTGCGGGCCAAGTCATAGTTCCAGAAATTAGATTTACCTCCACTTCAAAAACCATGCAGTCGGCCGGCCTATTAACAAAAGTGAAAGTAATTGCACCTGCCACCGTGTCAGCAAAATAGGTTCTTTTTGAAAGGTCACATACCCCTCCTGTAAAAGGTGCTGCAAGGGTGGTTTGGGCAAGTTGTGCTGCACTAGACATGTCATCCCCTAATCAAAACCAGTTGCCTTTTGCAAGGCACGATATGTAGTAGTTGGCCGCAGCGCGAGACGCGCCTGAGGACACAAAGCAATTCCCCCAACTTGTAGTCGTCTGAGGCATCGAGCCGCTAGTTATAAAAGCTCCAGCGCCGCCAGAGACGGTCAAATTTACGGACGGGGCCTGGGGCGAGAATGCCCTGGCGAAAGAGCCAAGATTAACGGCGGGGCTGTAGAGGACCCCTCCCCCATCACTGTTGGAAATTGCTGTATTTATGGTCAGGATTTTTGAGCAGAATTGCGTTCCATCTGCATACCTCACATAATCACCATCCGTGTTACTACCCCTCTCAACAATCGGGATGCCGTTCATATTCAGCCCGCCAGTAAAGTTTTGGAGGGCTGTCCAGATATTGGAGGTTCCGATAGCGGGCTGTGCGGCTGTAAATGCCGTCACTCCAGAAACTCGCACCCAGTCTCCGGACATGGAGTCGTACTGCAGAACGATCTGGAAACCCAGAACATTCATGGTGAAGTTCTCAGCATCACCGCAGATGGTTTTGCCGTTGCGCGAGATCACCGGCGTCAACGTGCCAGACACATTCGCAGCCGCCACGACCATCCCGTGCCAAGGCGCTGCAGGAAGCAGCAACACCGAGGTGGCGGCTGTCATTCGGTAAAGACCACGATCCGCAGCATTCGTTGTCCCAGCAGGGCAAGGCAGCACCGTGAAATCGTTGCGGCTCACCTCGCCCCAGTAGGTGGACCCCAAGGCCGGGGCCTGCGTGGTCACATTTGCCAGGTTCAGTTTGAGATACCACAGCCGGCCCAGGTGGGTCACCGTGGCGGGCACATTCAGCGCTCCGGTGAGCGTGGACCACTCCCCTTTGTAGTTCGCTGCTGCAAAGGCGCCATTTGCTGCCGTTTGTACATCGGCAAGGCGATCAGCTGCAGTTTGAGCAGAAGTGGAAGCCGCATTTGCCTGCTGCGTGCTGTGATTCGCGTTGTTCTCCACAATCGCGGCCGCATTCGACATTTCCGCGATCATCACCGGATACGCCGCAGTGGTCGCATAAGCGGCCGCATTGTAGGCGTCATCAGGCATTTCCGGAGTCGGGTACTGTGGCAGTGGAGTGAACCCATTAAAGTGCTGAACTGTCATATTGAAGGGCTCCTTTTACATACACATCGAGCTTTGTCAGCTCGGTGATCTCGCGTGTGAAGTCGGTGGACACCAGGCCCACCGTCGAAAACAGGCGATCACGCTCTTTGGTGCTGGCGTACACCGCCACCGGTTTGTTCATCAGCCGGCGCACCACATCAAAAAGGCGGTTCGCCTCGATGGCGTCCACCATGACTTGAAGCGTCAAATGCACTGCAGCGCCTCGCGGCTCCAGGTCAAAAGAGCCGTCTTCGTAGTCCTTGCGGCCTGAGAAGTTCTCGATCTCCGCCCTGGCTCCGTACACCGTGCCCGATGCAAGCCCGAGCTTCTGCACTCCGAAGTTCACCCAGTCGCCGAGGCTGAGCCACCCTATTCCCACCTCCTCGGTCGGCGATCCAATTACGCTGATGTAGATCACTGCGTTGGGATTGAATGGCAGCTTCTCCATGCGGTACTTGGTGATCTGCAGCTTGCGACCGAACCAGTAGCTTTTCCAGCCAGCCGGCCGCACGCGCAGGGGGATGGTCTGGGGCGCCATCAGGTCTGGCCCGCCAAGGCCGTTCTTGATGGAAATCTCAAGCCGTGAGCCCTTGAGGTTCTCCAGCGCCAGCCCATTCAAGAAGCCGGGCCGCAGCACCAAATCGACTCGGCCCTTTCTGTTCACCTGCGCGGTGCGCGGGTACTTATCGAAGCTGGCCCATCTGTTCGACGGCCGCATCAGGGTCCAGGTTTCCGGGTCTTGCTGCGGCGTCTTTGTGGCATCAGGCGGCACTCTGGCCGCCTTCCACACACCCCGATTGAAAACCCGCTCATTGCCATTGGCAACGGCTGCACCTGAGACCCACGCCACCTCTCCCGCCTCTGTGTCGATCTCGGGTATGGAACCCGCCATAAACATCGAGTCGGTGAGCGTGATGGGCGATAAAACGAGCATATACGCCCTCCTTCATTAAGCTACTGCTCTCGAACGCATGGCGTCGCCGCCATCGGTGACATTGGAGAAGAGACGCCCCAGCTTTTTGGACTGGTCCACCAGCTCGCCTTGCCCGCCCTTCATCGCTTGAAGCTCAGCCTTCACGGACTTGAGCTCTGCCACGACTTGGGACAGTTGCGACGAGTCGCTACCCCGGCTCTGCAGGGCCGAGATGATGGCGCGGTTATCGGCGACCGGTATGATCCGCTCACCCTGGTGGATGTTCGCCGTCATGTCGTAGGGCACATAGTTGGTCCCTACGGCAAACGATGCGCGCTTGCGCCATTCGTTCTTTTCCGGCACCCACTCAAACTCCCCACTGGTCTTGAACCGCTCGAACTCCGCAAGGGAGTAACCGTTGCTGTTCATCTGGCCGGTGCTGTTGTAGGTGGTTTGGCCCGCTGGTGTTTTGCCAACCTCCCCATTGCTGAAGATGGCGCGCCCATCGGCCGTGAGCCCAACCACAGTGACGCGGTTGGAGCCGGTCATGTAACCTCCCAGGCTTCCGCCGCCAGAAGGCGTATGACTGGGCGTGGTGCTTCCCCCACCCAAGCCAGCCTTGGCCGCTTCTTCCTGTTTGATCCGCTCCTGCTCCTTGGGATCAAGCAGCTTGAACAGCGCGTTCACAGCATCGGTAACGCTCAGCGTTGCATCAATCTGATCCTGGCCGTAGTTCTGCCAGTAGGAGAGCGTCTCGTCCAGGCGCTTGATCTGCGCGTTGGCCAAGTCGATTTGCTTTTGCGCATCGGTCTTGGCTACGCCGGCAAACTCGCCAAGCTCCTCCAGTTGGGCCGCGAGCACCTTCTTGTCATAGTCAAGTTCCGCCTGGGTGGCGTAGTTGTCCATGACAAGGCCGCTGCTCGCAGCTTCCACTGCAGTTTTTGCCTGGTCATAGTCGCCGAGGCCCAGGCCTCTACGAGCGTTGGCCAGCGCCTGTTCGATGTACACCATGCCAGCAGCTGCTTGGTAGGTGGCCACATCCTCAACACTGCCGCGTAGGCTCTTGGCTGCGCCCGTGAACATGTCGAAGTAGCTGGCGGCCTGCGTGAGCTTCTCCTGGGCCGTCTTTGCAAACGTATTCCAGTGCTCCTTCTCCCGTCCGATGGCCGCCTGCAGATTGTTCATCGCCAGCGACTTCGCGGACTCCAGCGCCTGCTTTGCCTCTTCTTCCGCCTTCTTCTTGTCCTCGGCCGCCCACACTTCACGCTGCATGCGCACAAGTTCCGGATCGTTGTACTTCTCCAGCTCCTTGATCTGCTTCTCACGCTCCAGGCGCTGCGCTTCAGCGTCGTTTCCTTGGGCGCGCAGCAGCTGCAGGTTCAAATCCTGCTTGAGGCTGGCAATGTTCTCTGCCGACGTATAGATCATGTCGAACACATCAACTAGGCCCAGCAGACTGGCGTAGAGCTTGCGCCCCTCCTCGGTCGATAGGTCAATACCGTTGATGTATTCGCGCAGAGCCTCACGGCTGGCGGGCATTGTCTCGATCCCCAGCTTTTTGAGCTGGTCGTTCAGCAAGCGCGTCTGGTTCTTTACCTTCTCTTGGTCGGTGTAGAACTTGTCGTAGTAGTTGCCGGTCGCTGCAGAGAACTTATCAGCGCCACCAAAGGCGTCGATGATGTCCGAAGCCAAGTCAGCGCCTGCAAGCGAGGTATCCATCAACGTCACGCCGAGCATGTCGAAAACGGAATTCACGCTGTACAGCGAGTCAGACAGGCGGGTGAGCGCCTGCACCGCTGTTTCGCCGGCACGTACGTACTCGCTCATCACAAAGACCTGCTCGGTGACGGTTTCAGTCACTTCGCGACCTACGCGGCCATATTGCTGGGTGTCTCCATCAGAGGGCAATTCCACGTTGTCCCACACCATGCGGGTGACTTCGCGGGTTTGCGTCTCCCATTTACCCAACACCGAGCGCGCCAACTCCTCATTGGCCTGCGCCAGCGCCTGCTGAACCTTCGCCGTCGCCTCCTCTTGCGTGAGCCCCGTCAGCTCCAAGCCTTTGCCGCCCGTGTCCGGGTGGATCTCATCCAGGCCCAAGGTCACCTTCATAGCACGGATCGCATCGCCATCCAGGCCGAGGCTATCGGCCCGAGAAGCTGTGTCCTCGCGTATGCCCATGAAGGCGTCCTGCAGCACCTTGATTGGGCCCTTGGAGCCCTCAATGGAGCCGTTGTATTGCGATAGCATCTCCAGGCGGCTGTACTGCTGTTGGATCTGCCGCTCACGGTAGGCGTTGCGCTTGTCATCAGGGTTGTCTGCGATCTCCTTTTTAAGGCGCTCAATCTCAGCCTTGGACTGTTCGATCTCCTTCTCTGCCACCAGGTAGCGGTACTTAGGGCCACCAAAGAGGCTGCCGCTTTCGCGCATCAACTGATAACCGTAGAGATCGCCGCCGAGCTCGCCAGTGATGCCGCTACCGACCTGCTTTTCCTCCTTGAACATGCCACCCAGATAGGCTGCGATCAGCGGCACAGCCATGACCCAGCCGCCAGATGCAACCCATTCGGATGCACTGGAAGCCCAGGAAGCCTCTGGAATTGCCGCTCCACCTTCCGCAATGCCAGCGCCCGCAGGTGCTGCGTAGCCCGCTGCCGGAGCGACTTCACCTCCCCAGCCAAACATGTTGGCCAGGTAACGTGATCCTTGGCCAACCAGCCCTTCCCCGGAATACAGACTGTAGCCAGTCGATCCAGCGCTCAGAAGGTTGCCAGCACCGCCTCCGCTGGAGCCATCGCCACCGAACAGGCTGGCCAGCAACCCAGCGCCACCGCCCAACAAGCCGGTGATGCTTGCCGTGATGTTCATCACGAACTTCTGAGCAAAGGCCCTGTATAGCGCGTCAGAGATCGAGGTGAGCACAGTCGTCTTGAGCGACTTTCCAAAGGCTTTCAGGCCCGCTGTGCCATTGTTCACGAAGTCCGCGAAGCCCTGCCGGAAAATGTCGTTGTACTTCTCGGCGTTCTTGAGCGCGTACTCTTCCTGGATCTGGCCAATGGCAATTTGGGTATCAATCGTCCCTTGCTCTTGGATCTTGCGTTTTGCTGTCTCAGCCTCTCGCAGCGCATCCTCATCCGTGCGGCCTTTGTACTGCTTCTCAACCTCCGCAATCTTCTTAGCCACGTCCAGCTCGATCTTGCGCTGGGCGATGATGATCTTGCGCTGGCTCTCTTCCATCCCCAGCATGGACAAGCCCTGCTGCTGAATCGCCAGCTCTTGCTTGGAGGCCTCCAGCGACTTGGTGAGCTGGTCGTCCAGCTTCTTGTAGTCGTAGGCGTCAAGCGCACCAACCCATTCCTTCTGCGCCTTGATCTTCTCCTTCAGAGACGCGATGTACTTCGGGTCAAAGCTGTCGCTGCCTTCGGCCTCGGCCAGCTGGTGCTCCATCGTGGCCAGCGTCATGCGCTCGATCTCAGTCCGACCCTGGCCATAGACAGCATTCGCCGCCTGCTGGGCCTTGGCGCGCTGGCTGATGGCGTCTGCGTCCTTGTAATTGCCGTCGATCAGCGCCTGGTGAGCCTTGAGCGACTTTTCCAGACCGTCATTGCTGCGCAGCTGCACGCCCAGGGCATCGGCAATCGCCTTTGCCTCGGCCAGCTTGGCCCGGGTCTTGCCATCGGTGGCCTTCTCCATCAGCTCGGAGAGCTTGAGAGACTCGCGCTCGCCCACGTTGGCCTCGGACGCTGCCGCGCCCACCAGGCGCAGCTGCTCGGCGTACTGCTTGGCGGCAACCAGCTGAGCCTCAAGACCAGCCACTTGGTTGTCGCTGATCTTCACGCCGCCGCTGGAGCGTCCCTTGGGGTCCTTGTAGCGCTCATTGATGCCGGCCACCGCCTGGTCATACTTCGCTTTCTGGGCAGCCAGCATGCCTTGCAGCTCTGGGCTATCCGCATACAGCTTCTTGGTCTTCTCGACTGCGGTGTTGTATGCGTTCTGTGCGACCGTCAGCTCTTGCTTGCGCTTGACATCCTTCTTGGCGAACTGGCCGGCAATTTCATCCAACGCCTGGGTGGAGTCGATGTAGTCCTTGTTGGCCGTTGCCATGTTGGCAATAAAGGCATCCACGCTGCTCAACTGGCCATTCAGTTCCTTCATGGCGGCAAGCTGCAGCTTTAGCTTTTCAGTGCCCTTTGCCCACGCACCGCCAGAGTCGCCATCTTCTTGAGCCCGCTTTTGACGGTCAGCGATGCGCTTCTCAAGCTCTGCCATCTTGAGCTCGGCTGCGCTCTGTTGGGTCTCAGGGCGCCCAATGCCAGCGATCCGATCCCATGCCCAAGTTGCCGCGTTACCCGCAGCTTTGTATGCGCGCTCCACCCAGCCGATATTCTGGACAGCTTCGTTTGAACGAGACTTCAGTGCGTCGGAATAAGCCTTTTGCGCAACAGCAGCCGCTTCTTCCTTCTTCCCCTGTTCATCCAACGCTTTAATCTGCGAGTAGACGCTGGCCGTCAGAAAGTTCATCTGCTCATTTAAGGCAAGTGATGCTTTCAACGGATCCTTCGCCAAGTCTGCGAACCGTTTAGCGGTTTCTGAGACGGCTTCCCCCGTTGCTTTCTCCCATTGGATTGCCGAAGTTGTGAACTCACGCAGGCTGTCGGCACCAACTTTGCTGTTTTGCGCCATCTCCGCCAAACCAGCGGCGGCCTTTCCTTGAGTCCCAACGGTGCTGGCCATGGCTCTAGCCATGGAGTTCAACTGCTCTATTGAGGTGCCCGCCTGATTGCCGCTCAGTAGCAAAGATTTGCGGAAATTTTCGGTTTCCTGGCTGCCCTGATAGTAGGCATATGCCAAGACGCCAACCGCTGCGGCGGCCACGGTGTAAGGGTTGACGAGCCCAAGCATGTAGCTGCCAATTGCCTTGGCTGCCGCACCCACGCCGCCGAACATATCCTTCAACTGGCCACCCTGTTGCAGCAGCACAGTCAGCGGAGCCTGGCCAGCCTGCAGGCTCACCACAATATCGGTGAACTGAGCCGGCACGTTGCGCATCGCAGCAGCAGTGGCAGCCGCAGACATACCAACCTTGCCGACACCAGCCTCAGCCTCGCGCATGCGTGCGATCAGTGGCGCAGCTTGCGTGGCAACGCCCATCTGGGCTGCCTGCAGCTCGAGCAACTCGGTCTTGGACTTTCCAATGGCCGCAGTTTGGGCGGTCAGTGAATCAAGGAATGCGCTTCTGCCAGCAGTTTGAGACTGCTGCGCTCTTACCGCTGCGAGCGCACCCTCAGCCTCTCTTGCCTTCTGGATCAGCGGATCAAACTTGCCGGCATCCAGGCCGCGCAGCTCGATCTTTTGCGAAAAGGCGTTCGAAAGGCTCTCCCCCGATTTGGCCGCAATCGCGGTTTTCTCGATGTATCGCTGGAGCGCTGACGCAATTGCAGCTTCGCCTCGGTTGAACTTTTGGGCAGCAGCATCCATGCCATCGCCAATACCACCCACGCCCTTGGCTGCTCGATTTCCCGCCTGTTCCACAGACGCAGCCATGTCCGCTGCATCGCTTTTGATGTCCTGAAAGGTAGATTTGGTCTGATTCTCGGCAACAACCGGGATGACAACCTTGCGGCTTTGTTCGTCTGCCATACTCAGACCTCACAATTGAAAATGCCCGCACAGAGCGGGCAAAAAAAAACCCCCTGAATAAATCAGGGGGCCTGCTTACTGATTTGGGCTACTCGCAGTACGCCTTCACAAAGGTATCTTCGGTTTCGCTTGGCGCGAGCTCGACATCGTTTTGGCCGGCTGAAGCCGCAAATTTGCGATAGCCGACATATCCGCCCATCGCATTTTTGGCGTTCACCTCGCCGCAAAGCAACCCGCCTTTTAGCGTCAGCGGGCCCACAAGCCTCTCATTGCGGAACTTCGCGGAGTCCGGATCATTGAGCTTTGCCTTGACAACATCGCGATGCTGATGAATCAAGTAGCCGGTATACGCGTAGAACAGCCCGCCTAGCAAAACTAGCGCCAAAAGGGCTCGAATCACGATCTTTTTCACTTCATCTCCTATGACATCGGACCTGATGTTACTAGATGGTGCTCCATTACCTTCGCGCTACTTCAAAGGGATAGCCAACACGACTCGCTCCATATGCCGAACATCGGCAAACAGCCGGTCCCATTCTTCTTGATCGGCCGCAGCAATCCTGTCCAGCAGCGGATACACAGCCTCATATCGCAGGCCTATGCGTGCGCCGCCGCCCATCCCCACAGCCAAGGTCCACTGGGTCTGCAAGCTCACAAAGAACAGCAGAGTTTCCCAGTTCTCGGGCCAGACTTCCACCGGATCCTCCCAGTAGTCCTCTGGCGCGCATCCCTCGGCCACTTCAGGATCGGGCGTGAAATGGGAGATTACTGCGGCTTCGAGTTTCCCTGGCGGCCGTACTGGCAGGCCAGTTGGTATGCGTTGAAGAACGCTGCAGGGGCAGATGGCTCCTGATCGAACAAGGCCACCAGATTCTCATGGCTGAGCTCGATCTCCAGCGGCCAGGCCTTCAGGTACATCAGGGCGCGATCTGCCAAGAGCTTGTGCAGCCGGTCCGTCAGCTTCTTCTGCGTGAATTCCTCACCCTCGCCGAATTCTTCGACCTTCGTTTGAGTCACTTCATCCCAGAACTGGGCGAACTCGGCACGGGTGCGATAGACGAAGGTGCATTCCATGTCCACCTCTTGGCCGGCTACGCTGGTGAATGCCACCGGGCCGGTGATGGTGTCGGGGCGCTTACCGAAGATAAACGCGGCGGGCTTTTGCGTCGGCGTGTCGGCCGCGCTTGCGGATGCCTTGGCGGTTGCAGTCTTTGCAGTCTTTGCGGTCTTGGTTGCCTTGGATGCGGTTTGAGTAACGGTCATGATATTGGTCTTTCAGCGGAGGGAATAAAGCCCGTGCGCAACCGCCCGCCCCGCTGAAGGAGCGAAGCGGCTGCGTCGGTGCAACTGGATGGACGACTTAGCTGGCGTAACGAGTGGAGCGGCCCTTGCCGGAGAAATCGACCTTCACTCGGTTGATCTGGCCGTCCTGCATCAGCACTTCGTCGTTCATGGCCACGGTGCAGGCCAGGTACGACACGGCGCCGTTCTTCATGGTCAGACGCTGGACGGTGTCGGCACCGCTGGCCGACAGGTCTTCCAGGGCGGTGTAACCCGGGGTTTCGATGGAGTCGGCATCAATCTCCAGCGAACGGGAGACCGGGCTGAAACCATCATTGATTTCCTGCTCGTTCTCCGACTCCAGATAGCGGTACGTGACCTTCTTGGGGTCGCCGCCGGAGGTGTTGTTGCTCAGGATCTGCACCACATCCACCCAAGTCAGGGCCTTCTGGAACGTGCCTGCGCCACCGCCCGGGGTGAACAGATTGGTGTTGCTGGTGTTGGCCTTGCGGCCTTCCAGCGTGAAAGTGTCAGGAGTCGGCACAGCCTTCACGCGGAACACCAGGCCGTTCAGCCGGCCCCAGCCAGAGAGGATGATCACGATATTGCCGACGGCCAGACCATGGCCTGCGGAGGTGCAGACCGCTTCCGTGGCGTTGCTGATCGCGGTGAAGGGCACTTTCGCCCCGAGGGTGGTGGCCACGGAGATGCGCGAGCCGGTAGGTAGGGATGCCATTTTTCTGGCCTTTCTGAAACAAAAAAGCCCACTCGGCTCGCGCCTAGCGGGTTGGTTAGCCCAAGACGGGCACAAAAAAACCGGCCTGAGCCGGTGTTAGGTTCGGTGCGGCTTAGCGCACCCCAGTGATCGAGAATGTCTGCAGGTAGCCGCTGGCAATGTCGGCGTCATCAAACGACAGGATGGGTTGGCCGTGGGCCTCTGCCTGGAAGCTGCTCGCCTTGCACAGCGCCTCCTCAAGCACCAGGCTCAGCGCATGAGCGCTCATCGCCGTAGCGCCCCAGGTGTTCACCTGGATCAGCGCATTGCGCTGGCTGGCTGCCGAGCTATCGAGATAGCGCAGCGGGTCGCCGCCAATGTGCTGCCAGGTAACGTATGGCTGCTCCGTGTCATAGGGCGCAGTACCCACGATTACACGCGGGCAGTGCGCCTTGAGCACCGCCATGAGATCGCTTTCAAGTGACATATCAGCCTTTCGGTCCCAGCCGCTTCCAGATCTCCTCCCGGGCAGCATTGGCGGCCTCGGGGATCGAGCTGGCCGCGCTCCGGACAAACGCCTTGCCCAGGATCTGCTTGGGCACGGGCAGCGGGATGTAATACGCATCCTTTTCGGCCTGCGATGCACGCCGACCAGGCTTCTTGGTGCCGTCCATGCCAGGCCGCACCATCGGGCCCATGCCGTCAGGGCGGTAGCGGTAGCGCTGCATCCAGCCGAACTCAATCAGATGGCCATGCGGCGCCTTCTTGTGGTTCCAGGAAACGTGGTATTCGACACGCTGACCCTCCACCGACATTTCCGGGCTGAATGCCTGGTAGATCGATTTGTCCAGGTTGCCGGTGACCTTGCCCAGCGCCGAAACATTCAGCTTTACCCGGTCATAGATCACCTGGGCGCCTGCCTGGGCTGCCGGCCGGATAGCCTCCTCAATCTCCTGCTCCAGCGCGTCCAGGCCGCTGAAAAGATCATCAAGGTCAGCCCCAATCCCGAAACTGTTGTTGCCCTTGAGGACGCGGCTCTTGCCGTTGGTGCTGCGCGAAAGCGTACGCGTTGCCATGGTCAGCTGCGGTAGGGCACCGAATCCTTGCCGGCGGCCATGGCAGCTGCAACCGTGTCGCGGTCATCAGTCAGCCAGTCCTTGCCAGCCGCTACAACTTCCGCTGGCACATCGGTGATCAGTATTCCGGCGACATAGCCAAAGGGTCCAAGCTGCCCTGCAGATAAGGTCAGCGCAGTACGCGGGCCGCTGCTGATCTGGGGCGACTCTTGCGATGGCGGCGCAGCGCGTGGCAATTTGGTCTTGGTGGTGGTCATGTTTTCTCCTCGCACACCAGGTCAATGAACTCTCGTTTGCCATCAACAGCGAGCGGGCCCGCCTTGATGTCATAGATGCGAGTGCCATGCACCACCCGCATGCCCGGCGCCACATTGGTGCGGTAGCGGATGCGAATGGAGGCACGGACAATCGAGGTTTGCGCTTCTGCCTTGATGGTGGCCAGGCCAGAGAGATGCAGGATGTTGGCCCATGGCTCACAGACCGACACCCACTGATCGGGCAGTTGCTCGCCCCACTCGTTCTGGGCGGGGCCTTTCTTCTCGATGCGGACCTTCTTGTCCAGTTGGCCAATGGTGGTCATGCGCCTCCCGCATAGTTGATATAGGGAGTCACCAGCCAGAGGGCGGCTTGTGGCATCTCTACCGACTCGCTGCCCCGGTTCTCGTGCAGGTGGCCGAGGATCAGCAACACAGCGGAATTGATAGCCTCGTCGACCTGCACATCCAGCGACTCCGGCTCGGGCTCCTCGGCCACCACCTTGCGGAAAATCTTGCCCTCGATGGCCAGATAAGCCGCCAGGATCCAGCTGTTGATCAGCACATCCTCCTCAGGGCCATCTACCCGCAGATGCAGCTTTGCCTGCTCAAGGGTGATTTTCGACATCGGTTACTCCGGATCGGGCTCAGGCTCGAACTGCAGCACCTGGGCATTGGTCGAGCGTGCATAGGCCACCGCATCAGGATGTGCGTCCACACTGCCGGCGTGCGCCTCTGCCAAATCCTCGGGGATGCCTTCGATCAGCACATCAGGTTGATAGCGCACATCTGCGATGGTCACTGCGGCCAGCACGCGAACAGCGCGGCGCTCTACCTTGGCGGGCGGGGCCTCTGCTGGCGGGTTGCCTGCAACTGGTGGGGCCCCGGCCGTAGCCAGGGCCTGCAGCTCAGTGGATGCGCCTTGATCGCCCGCCGGTGCGCCAGCGTCTGGCGCGTCGGTGGTGGGCTTGGGTTGGGCTTTTGCCATGTCTATTCCTCCAGGTGGGGCCCCGGCCGTAGCCAGGGCCTGGGTTCATCAGGTGGCCGAATTCTGGTAGGCCTTGACGGCGCCGCCCACGTCCAGCAGATTGCCGCCCGAACGGCAGAAGGCCACGAAGCCCACTTGGCCCTTGAGCGTGTAGGCGCTGTCGGTCATGCGGAACAGCGTCGTGTCCATCACGTCGCGCACCAGGTACTTGCTGAAGTCGCCGTACAGGATCGACTTGGCATTGGCTGCCATGGCGGCCATGTTCTGGTTGATGTTGATGGCACGGCCCAGCAGGCGGTCGGGCGCGCCGCCGGGGTTACCCTGCTCGTAGCCAGGCACGAAGATCGGGCGGCCCTGGGTGTCCTTGATCTTGCGCAGCACCTTGAGCACGTCGTCATGGAACATCCAGCCGGCGCGCGAGCGGTAGATCGGGTCCACCGAATGCTCCAGGTCCACCAGATCGTCGTATGTCACACTGGTGGTCTGGCCAGTAGCGCCGGTCTTACCGACGGCGGCCCCCGTCACGATGCCGCGCGGCTGGCCGGTGCCGGTGCCCACGGTCTGGTGGCGGTTCTGGATGCGGCCCAGGCGCAGCGCCAGCAGCGACTTGATGTAGGCCTCGATGTCAATGAACGAGTCCTGCAGCAGCTCAAAGGGCAGAGCGATGCTCTTGGAGCTGTACTTGTAGACATCCATGGACGCCTGGCCGAAGGCGGTTTCGCCGACGGTCACCGAAGCGTTCTGGCCCACGATTTCACCTTCTTCGGCGGTAGCATCAGCCGTGGGGAACAGCATCTGCGCGCCGGTCGCGGTCTGGATCGCGCTGGCCACGGCGCGCACACCGCCCATCTGCTTCATAGCTTCGAGCAGCGAGCGGCTGAACTCGGTGGCCACGGTGTAGCCGCCTTCGGAGCCGGTCGTGGTGGACATGGCGGCGCGGATGTCAGGGTTCTGGCGCGAGGCCATGGCGTTGCGCTGCTCGGGCGACAGGTTGGACAGGCCACCGGTCAGCATGGCGCGCAAGGCCTGGGATTCGTCGCTGCGGCCGCCGCCGTTGACCGTCGCCTGGTTGAGCGCCGCCTCGTGTTCGGCGCGCTCGTCACCGGCGACCTGGTTGAGACGGTTCTCGCGGGTGATCTCGGCATCGATGGCCTCGATCTCGTTGAGCACGGTATCCAGGGCATTGGCATCATCTGCCGTCATGCGCTGGTCTGCGCTGTACTTGCCGTTCAGGGTCTGCGCATCTTTAGCCTTGGCATCGCGGCGCGCACGGAGTTGAGCGAGTTTGCTCATGGATATACCTCATTTCAAGTAATAAAAAAGCCGCCTGGTGGGCGGCTGGGCTCTGGTGCGCGATGCGCTCAGATTCGGGCAACGAGACTCAGGCGCTGCTGTTGCCGCGCCCGGTGGTCCTCAGTGATGTATTGGGTCGTGCTCGCCGGCTGCTGCTCGGTCTTGGGATCCGGCGCCTGTTCGTTGTCTTGCGGGCCTTGCCAAGGATCTTTTGGCGCATTGGCGTAAGCGGACAGGTTCCACTGCGCCGATGCCTTGGCCTTCGCCTCGATCACTTCATCAGCAAAGCCGTGCTCTTTGGCCTCCGCTGCCGTGAACCAGGTTTCGTCTGTCATCCAGCCTGAGATCTGCGTCAGGTCCTTGCCGGTCTTGCTGGCATACGTCTCGGCCAGCGTGCCGTCAATCTTTTCCAAGAGGTCGCCCTCTTTGCGCAGATCATTGGCGTTACCCCAGCTGATGGTCCAGGCTTTGTGGATCATGAACATGGAGCCCGATGCCATAACCACGCGGTCACAACCTCCTGCCAAGATGAAGGTGGCGGCGCTGGCCGCCAGTCCATCCACATAGCCGATAACCTGGCCCTTGTGCTCGCGGAGCGCTTGCTCCATGGCGCGGGCCGCAAAGATCGCGCCTCCCGGACTGTTGACACGCAGGTGAATGGTGGCTGCCGGATCGACAGCGCGAACCGCCTTGACGAAGGACTCTGGGGCCACTCCACCCCACCATTCCGCCTCCTCCTCGCTGGACACAATTGCGTCGTAGAGGAAGATTTCCACATCTTGGCTGCCGGCCTTGGCCACAACCTCAAACTTGCGGGCATGGGCCTTTCGGTTGTCCGCATAAAGCTTAGCCAGTCGATTTTTCATCTTGTTCCTTCCCGTCGTCTTTGCCTGGGTTGCGCTGCAGGTTGGCATTGGCCGGCATGTTCTCTTTGCGACGAACCTCGTCGGCACTCATAAATGGCTGCTCGCCAGCTCGGCCCATCGCAACACGGTAGGCGTCGTAGCGGGTTTTGAGATCCGCACGCTCCAGAGCTTCGATCACATGCTCCAGAAACAGCGCTTCACGCACTGGCCAGAGCTTGCGGTTCAGCTCCTGCTTGATAGGCGTCAGGTGTCGCTGCAGCGTGTACCGCACAAACGCGATACCTTGCTGCTCGATACCGGTGCCGAAGCTTGTTTGCTTGTCGGTGTGGCCGATCATGTGGGGCGGCACGCCCAGAATGCGGCTGATTTCCTCCACGCTGAAAAGCCGGGTTGCCAAGATCTCGGCATCCTTGCTGTTGATCGACAGCTGCGCCGGCTCCAGACCACCCGAAAGGATCAAAGGACCACGGCCGCCGTTTTGCGCTCGCGCCAGCAGCGAAGCTTTAAGCTCCAGCAGCTGCTTGTCATTGAGGCGGCTTGGCGTCTTCAAGGCGTAGTCAATATTGGCGCCACCCGCAAAGAATCGGCTGCTGTAATCCTGCGCAGCGATTGCTGCGCCGATGGCCTCGCGCCCGGCGAAGGTGATCGGGCTGGGACTGCGCAGACCGTCAAACCCCAAGCTCGGGATGTGAACCATGTCCGCGCTATCCAGCGTGTACTGCGGCCCGCCGTCCGATGGCGTGATGCGATACAACACCCTGTCGCCACTGCGGAACGGGTCCACGTTCAGCGGGTGGTGCGGCTTGAGTGCGATCACCTTGGAGCTGCGCACGCTGGAGCGAACCAGCTCAGCAAACCCATCCCCCTCGAAGAGCTTGGAGCTCATGAGGTATTCCCAGAACGTGAAGGCCGTCCACTGGCCGCCAGCGCTCTCGTTGAGCATGTACCAGTAGTCGTGATCCACCTTATCCCGGGTTTTGCGGTCATGGATGCTGATTGGCAGCGATGCGATGGCGCCAGCAACCAGCGCCACAGCGGCATAAACCACCGACACACGAATGGCCGACTCTCGCGTGACGTGCGCGCCCGATGCAGACCGGTGCGCAGCGCTAAGCAGGTTGGCCAACTCTCCCATGGAGACGGACCCGGGTGGCATATCGCCCGCAGCCAGGATGCCTGCTCGATCAAATCCGCCTTCGCGGGCCGCCAGCCAGTCACCCAGCACCCGGCTGCCGTGACTGTTGGCAGTCAGATTAAAGGTTTGCGTCATGGCTAATCCAATGTTTGAATGGCCGGGCCCGATTTGGACTCCGGATTAAGCGCCATGAGGTACACAGCATCGAAAAGGGCCATCAGCAGGTCGATCTTTCCAACGCCGCTGGCGGCCTTGGTGATCGTTACCGCGTTGCCCTGCAGCACCGTCTTGGCGTTACCCACGCACCAGGCCAGCAAGGCGATGCCTCCATGCACCAGCTTCTTGGCGGCCACATGGCGCTCGGCAGTTTTGATCGCTCCATTGAGCTGGTAGCCCTGCGGGATGGCCACTACCTGGGCGGCTTCCACCGGGCCAGGTTCATCGTCAGTCCCCACCAGGGCGTCATAGATAGCGCCCAGGCCGAGGCGGTCAACGCCCACTTTGTCCAGCAGGCCTGAATCCACAATTTGCTCAACCAGTTTCACCACGTCTATAACGTCCTGGCCAACTTCGGACACCAGCACCAGGTCGCCGGCCTTGATGAAGTCCTGATAACGAGCGGCCTCGGATTTGCGGCGCTCCAAGGCAATGGGATGAATCCATCCCCTGCCCCAGGCGAGCCATCGGCCGGTGTCGATCTCGCGGCCGATTACCGACAGGCCCAGCAAGTCATCCAGGCCGCCGCCGTCAATACCGACGGTCACCACCTCGCTGCGCGCCAGCAATTCCTCCAGTGAGAAAACCGGGATCGCGGCAGCCAGCCAGAAGTCAGCGCCGCTCCATCGGTCAGAACGCAGATTGAGGCCCACCTCCACATTGCCGTACTTGGCAAGAAAGCCCTTCAGCGAGGCCTCGCCCTCTTCCGCAGCCTTGCGGTATTCCCGCTCATGAAATTCGCTGTCCACGGAGTAACCCAGGTTAGGGTTGACCAGGGCCAGGTTTTCTAGCTTCTGGCTCTCGCCAGACTCGACCATCTCCGGAGGGTGCTCAAACAAGATGGGCACAAACTGCGGGTCGATGATCTCGCCATCGCGCACCTTGCGGGCGTACTCCAGCTTTTCCTTGAACACGCCAGCGGGCGGCTCGTCGCTCTGGGTTGTGATGTAGATCACGAAGCCCTCGGGACGCGATGCCAGGCCACCGGTCGCCTCCCGCAGCATGTCCTTCGCCTTGGGGACCTTGCCGAATAGCCAAAGCTCCTCAACCAGCACCCCCACAGACTTCTTGCCGGCGGCGCTGCTGGTGTCTGCAGCAATGACCTTCAGCTTGGCATTCATGCTCCGGTGGGTCAGGATGCGCTGCGAGTCCTGCACATGGATGAGGTCTGACAGCTCGCTGTAGGGTTCGCCGTCTTCGTCTTCTTCCTGGAACTGGACCATATCCTTGGCCGGGACAAAGCTGTTGTCCGCCACTTCTTTGGTTGGCGCCAGCACCGTGAACTCAGCTGACCTGCGCCAGTTGCGGATCAAGGTCGTGAGCATGATCGAGGCCGCCAAGCCGGATTTGAAGTTCTTCTTCGGCAGCATCACAAACCACTCTTTGATCAGCCGGCGCCCGGTCGATGCGTCATAAGCACCAAAAACCGACCCAGCAAGATCAAAGAGCCATTGCCCGCAGGCATCCTCCATTCGGGGGCTGCCTGGCGCGTCCACAATGCGCAGATCTCGCATCACCGCCAGATTGGCTTCGGCCTCCTCTGGGAACAAGGGCGCCGGGATTATTGAGCGGCCGTCTTTAAGCCGCTCCGCCCAGTCCGGGCAAGCTGTGGTCCATTCAGGCATGCGAAACCCTCAATCAATGCGTTGTGGGCGGCGCAGACGCTGATGCGTACTTTCCAGTAGATGCCCGTTTGGCAGCAGATGCCTTTTCGGCCCGCTTCCCACCGTTTTCCGCCCTGCGAGTCTCTGCAGACAGCAGGGCCTTGGCGGCATCAACCCGAAGTTTGGCTTCGGTGCCGCTGTCGTTCATTACCGCCTTCAAGAACTTGGACGGGTCGTCGTAGTTCACGCTTAGGTTCAGGTAAGCAGGCTCTTTGGGTGGACGGCCGGCGCCCGGACGAGCACCGCCGCTTCGTCCTTTGGCTCCAGACATAGCTACTCCATTTGATTTATTTGATTACGGGACAAGTTTCTTGCGCGTGCGGAACAGGGCGGTTTCCTTCGGGAGGCTCCTAGCCTTTGGTGCCGTACCCCCATGCCGGGCATGCCCCTGCGGCTTGTCAGGAGGCCTCAAGCAGCGATCTCAGGCTGCGGGGATGGGTCAGGCACTGCGGGGCAGCTGCTCGCCTGGAGAAGTCCCCCAGCAGATCGTGCAGCCCCAGCAGCACATTCACCGCCTTGCTGTACCAGTGGTCCCGGTCTTCCTTCGCTTGGGCCTTGTCGCGGGATGCCTCCCACTTGCGCTTGGCATATTCCATCCGGCGCTCAATGTGGACCTGCACCCAGTCCGGCAGCCCGTCCTTGATCGCTCGCTTGAGTCGCGCCTTCAGTTCCCTGGAGGTGGTGGTGTAGTTCATCTCATAGCCCTCTTGCTCTCTCCGCAGCTTCCCGCCTCGTCTTGGCCGCGTGGTGCGGGATGCACCGGGTCGCATAGTTGCTCTCGTCGTCTGCCCCACCCTGCCAGAGAGGGATGACGTGATCCACCTCCTGGCCTGCCGTCACCTTGCCCTCGGCCTGGCAGTCGCAGCACAGTGGGTTGGCCTGCAGCCACCTATCCCGCTTCGTCATCCACTTGCGGCCACGGGTGCGCGGCGTTGCAGCGATGCGCGGGGCCCGGGCGATGTGGCGTGTCTCTGCCATCTGGATGCGCGAGGGGATGGTCTTGATCTTGGCCATGGGCATTCCCTTCAGTCCTGCAGGTCCCAGCCCTCTTGGGTCCGAGCAACTGCATCTACCCGGCGCAGGTGTCGAAACAGCCGGTTGCGCTCACAGTAGCTGCAGACCATTGCGGGTGCGCAGCCACCGCCGTGCGGCCGACAGGTCCTGTCATTCCGCCCTGGCTTGCCTCGCTCCGCATATCCCTTGCGGTGCTCTTTGCCTGCGGCGACTGCTTTGTCTAGGCTCATGCGCATTCCTCATGCGGTCCACTGGTGAATGATTGGTTTGATCCAGGACCAGAGCCATGGAAGAACGAGCGCCAGGGCCACACCAACGGCAACGCCCAGTAGGATCAGCCCGGCAAACAAGCCAGTGAAGTCAGGCGCACCCCAGCCACGCTGCATGTGCTTGCTTGCTGCTCTCTTGCTCATGGCTAACTCCAAATGAAAGAGGCCAGCGCAATGGCTGGCCCCTGAATAGTTCACCTCATCGGACTACCCGGACGGGCTGAGGATTGCCGCTCGCTCTTCAAGCACCCCTTGAGCTTGGGGCGGAGACTACCGCGCCTTCACCCCACCCAGGCGCAGGCTGCGCTTGCTGCAGCTGAAAACGACAAGGGCCACGCCCCAATGCAGGGAATGGCCCTCGATACTTGTTCGCCACATGGACGGTATGCAGATACAAAAAAGCGCCCCTGGTGGAGCGCTCAATCACTGAGCTTTACAGACACCGCCGCCTCCGTCCAGGGATGCCGCGATTCTTGTGCGTCTGCGCTCAATCGATGGGTAGGACGATACCATATTCAGAGTGGGTAAACAAGCCCCCGCGAACTATTTTTGAAGCTACTTGCACGATGGCTTCATTTCTGGATGCACAGACCTCGGACTGAAACCGATCTCCCGACCGTTGCGCAATGCATCGAAAGCGCATGCCATCACGCTGGTAGTGCATCACGGTCCAACCCTGAGCTGACAACCTGCGAACCACATGATTGGCGTTGATGGGGTTGTGCGCTGGCCGGATCTGGTTGCGGCGCCACTCGTTGCTGACTTCCTCCCGGCTGGGCCTACCCTTCAGATAGATCATCTTTTGGCAAATCGGGCACACGCTGTAGAGCAGCGATTCATCCCGGCAAATCTTGAAGCCGGGGTGCATGCACTGCTCGAGGATGTGCTCATTCACCAGCATCTCTTCAATTGATGGGTAAGGCCCTTGCATTTCACACCCCCTTGGTCAGCAGCATGTTGCGGCTGTCGGTGAGCAGTCGGCCCAGCTCCACCAGACTTGTCCCGATGACCTGGCACGCCTTCTTCGGTGCCATCCAGGGCTTCACATAAACCCAGTTCAGAACGCCGCGATGCTGCAGAGGCAGGTGGATCACAGCAGCATGAATCTTGGCAGCGTCCAGGTGGTCAATCCGCTCGCCAGTCTCAATGCGCGCCTGTGCGCTGTCCTTCGGCTCAGGGGGCACCATGCGGAACATCGGCGAGACCTGCCGGGCCACCGACCCATGGCACCAGCGCCCCCAGTTGACCAGGCGCGCATCAATTTGTCGGTGTTCCGCTGGCACCGCGTTGAAGTCCACATAGCCCCGGGCGCTGCGGCGCGCTGGGGTGGATAGTGCTGCTGTCTCTGCAAAGTTCATTCGGGCTCCGTTTCGGTTATTGGGGATGGGTGTCGTGCTGTTGGTGCCGAGCCATGCGCTTCAAGAGATCCGCCATGAACTCATCGCACAGATCTCCCACAGCTTTGGCCTCCGAGACATCCACGGGTGAAGGAGGTAGCTGAGCCTGCAGGCGCTCTCGGTATTCGCAGAGAACTCGGCGCGCCTGCCGGCATTGGTCATCGGTGCCAATGAAAAGCGGCGAATAGTCAGTGCCATGTCCGCGCAGAAATACCTGCCTGGCCTTCTTCAGCGTGGTGTGCAGGGGTTCCACATGGAATGCATGTTGTGTGTCGCTCCACAGAAGCGCATAGGTCGTTTCGTCATGGGTGTGGTTCATCTGGTTAGCTCCTAGTCGGGATTGATTACTTCTGGCTGTCCACTGAATGGGACGTAGGAAACAGCTGCTCGACGAGAGTTGGTGGCAAACTGCTGCGCGGACTTGTTGAACCAGAGCCACTGGGTGTAGTGCTGAACATCGCCATTTCGCTGCTTGTGCAACTCCAACTTGGCGTCTGGCTTGTCCGGGTCCAGCTCGGCATCGCTCTCATCTTTGCGAGCGCTCCATACCGTGAATACGTTGTCTGCGCCGTCGGTGATCTTTGAGGACCCCGCTACGTCCAGCTTCCCTGGGCCTTTGCTCTCGTCCGCTCCTTTGCGAGGGTGAGCCACCAGGTGGAGATGACAACCATTGCGGCGTGCGAAGTCGCACATCTTGCGCATGGCCTCCTTTTGAGCCGTCATAGCGCCAGAGCCGTCCTCCGGAACGTCGGTCATCACCAAGCTGTCGATCACAAAATGGCGGATGCCGTAACGCTTGCTGGCGTACAGAAAAACCGAAAGCAGGCGGTCCAAGCCAGCGCTTCCGACCACGTTGAACAGCCAGATTCGGTCATGCACCCATCGCCCAATGGCGTCGAGGTACTGCATAGTTGGTCGATCCAGTCCGGACGCCTGTTTGGACATCCGTTTGAGCTGCCGCTCCGGGGTCATTTCGCCCGAGAACACCATGAAGCGCTCGCCCTGGTCCACCAGGCCAAGCAGCACTTGGGAGAGCATCAGGCTCTTGCCGTGGCCGTTGTAGCCGGTCCAGACTGTCACCTCTCCATGTCGAAACTCGAACCAATCGAGGTCTTTGTCGAGTCGCAAAACAGGGTCGCGGTCTTCGTTATGCGCTGGGTAGAACAACGCCTTAACCTTGGTCATGAAGTCGCTGGCCTGGCGCATCTCTTCAGGATCCATCGGCTGAGACTTCTCGATGTACTCTTGAAAATCCACGTCAACAGCGCCTTTCTGCAGGAACTCGTTGGCGTCCTTCTCAGGCAGTTTCACGCGCTTGCAGCGGTCTATCCCAAGGCGGCGCACAACCTCCTGAGCACCTTTCTCCCCGGACTCGTCGCCATCAAAAAAGATCAGGATTTCGCTGAAACGCTGCAAGCGCTCCCAGTCGTTCTCCAGCCATTGATGGTTGCCGGCGCCGGCGTTCACCGACAGCGCTGGAATGCCGCACTGGTGCAACGTCATTGCGTCAATCTCGCCCTCGCACAGAGCGACAGTCCGCTCCTTCGGGTCGATCAGATGCCAGCCGAACAGACAAGGCTCTGCGCCGCCCTCCTGCCGCATATCCCGCTTCTCAGCGATATTCCGGTACTTCACGTTGACTAGTTCGCCGTCTCGCAGATACGGGAACAACGCATAGGTCTTGTCGCCCTTTACTTGCTCGGCGATTTTGAACGCAGCAATGGTTTCGTCCGTGAGGCCCCGCGACTTCAGCCACTCCAATGCCCCGGCCTTGGCAGTCTGGCAAGTGGGTTTTGCTGGGCGCTTGAAGTTCGGCTTCTCGCGCTCTGGCATGGTGTCGCGAATACCCAGGTACTGCTTTGCGTCCCTCAGAGCTTCGGACATTGAGCAGCCACGTACCGCCATGAACAGGTCCAGCAGATCGCCGGATTCACCGCTCGAAAAGTCGGACCAGACACCAGCTTTGGCCCCTTTCACGCGCACTGATAGCGACTGCCCTGGCTCGCCATTGACGCTACCGACCTTCCACTCCTGGCCAGCACGTTTGCCCTGTGGGAGCAGAAATGATGCAACATCAGCGGCGTCCTGAGCCAAGCGTTGAGAAATCTCGTTTGCGTTCATAGCACTAATTCCCTCCGCTTACCGCAGCTGAACTGGTGAGCATTTCGCTCGGTGCAGCCTTCGTTTTGAGCTTCCCATCGATTGGCGAAGCCTGCATTGATCGCCCACTGGGGCTTGTTTTCCGTGTCGTTGACTTTGCCCGGCACCTCGTCGCCCCAGCGCCCTTGTGTCAGCCATGTCGAAGGATGTGGAATGAACTGCCCGCCATCCTTGCACCATTGCTCCGACTGGGTTTGCACACGGATTGCTGCCAGCATTTCACTCAGCAGGTCACCGTCTGGCTTACGCTTGGCAAACGCCTTACGCGCAGCATCCTTACCAATCTTTCGAGGGTATGCAGCCCAGAATTCAGCGAATCCGAATGGATCCGGGGTCGGACCCGAGCCTCTGCCCCCCTTGGGGGGTAGGGGGGTATTTAATAAACCGGTTCCGGTTCCGGTTCCGGTTCCGGTATCGTCTTTGCCAGGGTCACTACCTTGTCCGTCCCTGTTCTGTCCCTCTGCTGTCCCATGGGACAAATCAGGGACCTCTGCCCCCTGTCCAGGGTCACTACCGCGCCCGTCCCCGTTCTGTCTTGCCGCTTCTTCAGCGTCTTTGCGCTTCCGGTATTCAGCTTTGCGTTGACGCTCTTTGTCCTTGACGCCCATCATTTCGAGGACCCGAGTCGTCATCGTGGGGTGATACAGGCGGCCATCCACGGCCTTCCACCAGCCACGCATCAGGATGGAGCGGGACTTTGCGAATTGGGCTGCCTTCATGCCAATGCGCACTGCAATAAGTTGGTCATCGTCTGGCAGGGAGCCACAGGGAACCTGCTTCCAGGCGGTCGCCCAAAGCATCAGCAGCCACGGGCGAAGCTCTGCGGGTGCAAGTGCCCAGGTATCAGACTGCTCAATGCGCTCTAGGTCCAGCTCGAAGCGCCAACCCTTCGCCCGTGTGTCCGCTGCATATGGCGGCTCTGAAGGTGACGCAATGGCTTGCGAATCATTGGCCATGCCTATTCCTTTGCCTCCAGCGCCTGACGCTTGGCAGCACGGATTGCGCGAATCAGCGCATCTACGTTGGTGACTGCGACGAAAACATTGCTGGGGGCGCTCTGGAGGTCAGAGGGCTCCTGGGCGATGACGATTTGGCCGCCAGGGGCGTATGAGACTTGAATCTCGTCTTGTTGCTGTACTGCTATTGGCATGTGTCCACCACAAAAATGAAGGAACACCACAGATAGAAGGCCAGCGGCCGGCAGGTGGTGGATCTGCTGTGCGGGAGCTACCCTGGCCGCTGGCATAACCTTTAGCTTTCGAGGCCTGCAGCGCGGCAGATATTGCGGCGCAAGCGCAGCAGCAGCTCGACTTCAGCCATGATCTGGGCCGACATTTCCTCGGCTTCGCGGGGGCTGATCGACAGGTCATCAGTGACCTTCATCCCCAGCGCTGTCAGCGATCCGCCCTCGACGTTCAGCTGCAGCAGCTTTTGCTTGATCGCGCTGACCTCGCAGGCCCAGCCCCCCTCTGGAGCTGGCGGCAGCTCCATGGAGACCATGCCAAAGCGGTGACTCAGGGCCTTGAGCCAGTCCAAAGGTTTGGATCCGGTCTTCTCCTGCATCCACTCGGTCAGAAGCTCCAGCATTTCCAAATTGACAAATTCGCCATCGATGCCGCGCAGGCGGGCGCGCAGGGTCTCGGGATGGATCGAGCGACCACGGCGCTCGGTAAGGAAGCGGGCTGCATCCACAACGCCGCCAGAGGTGCTGCGGACCGTGTTGTAGACAACATCGCGCCAGTCGGTTTGAGAGAGGTGGCAAGTCATTTTTCTATCCCTTGAAAGTGAGTTCATTTCAGGCTGGCGGGCCTGGCTTTGATTTCAGATACTGGCTGCATGAAAACGCAAAACACCTCCGCCACCGTCCGCCGCCAACCCTTGCTTGGTGCCCAAATCCACGAATCTCAACGCACATCGCTGAGCACCAACGTGGATGCAAATGGGAAGACAAGGCGACTGCTGCAGACTTCCAAGCTGGAACTCAACTGGTGTCATGGAGAGTTGCTCATTCGGTTCACGGGTTCGGCAGTGGCGCTGGTGAAGGCTGGGGCCTAAGCTGCGGCTGGCTCGGTGAGGTCTGGCCAAATCAAGTGCCAGTCGTTGGGCCGAAGATCCTTGCGACTGACCTTTCCAGCGGTCAGTCGCTCGATGCGCAGGCAGTAAATAACTGGCACTTGCTTCTTCCATTGCCAGACAGCAGCCTTAGTGACACCTAAGGCCACCGCGAGAGCTTGTTGGGAGCCGACGACTTCGGCGGCGGTGTCGATTGGGTTTTGCATTGTCCTAGGATAGCATTTCTAGACTCCATAGGCAATATTTTCTATCCCCGATGTGTAAAGTATTTCTATACGATTGACATATGGAACTTCATGACTGGGTGCGCGCAGCTCGCAAGCACGGAAAACTCACACAGGAACAGCTTGGAGAAGCTGTTGGACGCACCAAGGCCAATGTCGGTCATTGGGAGAAAGGCCTTCACTCGCCTAGTTTTGAGATGGTCCAGCGCATAGCTGAGATCACTGGTTACGCGGCACCAAACTCAGCCACTGCTCCAGAGGCAAACGCTGATGACGCGCCAAAGCTGCGCCAGGCGCGAGCTATTCCAGTGGTTGGGAGCGTGAAGGCCGGCGACGACGGCTACCTTGAAGAGCTGCAGTACCCAGTTGGACACGGCGAAGGCTTCGTGATGTACTGGGCCCAAGACCCTGTCGCCTATGCGCTTAGAGTCAAGGGAGATTCGATGCACCCTAGATATAGGGCTGGTGAGTTTGTAGTGATCACACCCAATATCGAAGCTCAGCCCGGCAGGGATGTTGTGGTGGCGCTGAACAATGGCAAGAAGTTGCTGAAGCTGCTTAACTGGTCGCGTGATGGGGAGATACAGCTTTTGAGCATCAACAATGGGTATACACCAATGACCATCGACATGATCGACATCGAGAAGATCCATCGCGTAGCTGGAAGCGTCCCGCCCGATGCATTCGAGCCATACTGAGGGTCATCCGCCAACATCGCCTAACCGCCTTCGGGCGGTTTTTTGTTGCTTGAAAGAAACCCATCTTCCTTGTAAACCGCACGCTGCCACGCAGAGACTATCTTTTCTATCCGTCAATGGATAGGAGAGCTTGACATTAAGGCTAGATTCACTATACTTCAACCGTCGCAGCAACCAAAGCGATCCAGCCACCCCGAAGCGATTGGTATGCGTAGGGGCCTAAGTCGGTGAATCACCGCCGGCAGCTGGAGGCCAGGCCCAACACACCGGGATGACCACGCAGCAGTTGCACCAAGCGATGGGTGCCAGTGATCGAGCGAGCCCCCTCCAGGTCTTTAAAAAGCCATCCGCCGATGTTGCTTGCCCGCCTACGTGGGGCATTCGTCCGGCCAATTGCACCAGCGGGCATGGCCGCTGCTCTGCGCGGTGCCCAGCCGTAGCCCTGCAAGGCTCAATTGGTGAGGTGAATGCGACCAAGAACAGAAACGGCAACGCTGGTTGGAATCCCAGCAATGTATTTCCGATGAACTAGACGCATTGTCTCAATAGATTTAGACGATGATTTGAAAAATCACAAGAGATTTTAATAAATAGCCTACACAAACCACAGGAAATCTACTGATAGTTTTTTGCTTGATGTTAAGGTCGATCAACCCAGATGTACTAATTTTTTAAGCAAGGAATGATCGCAGTGAGTGATGAGTCAATTCTCCGGTGCCTTCTGCCGCTTCGAACCGTTAGAGCACTTGAAAAAGGTGGCATTACCAATGTCGAGCAACTCAAAGCTAGCTATCCAGAGGGTTTAATTCGACTTCAAGGGTTCGGTATGGGCTCGCTTCGTGCCGTAGAAGCTGTTTTCTTTAAGGATCTGAAGTACGTTCGACAACGCAAAAAACTTCCCAAAGGAAAGCGAATTCCCAGCCTTAGCGAGGATCTCGCAGCATTTCTTCGCACCCAACAAGGCACAGACTATCGCTCACTTAAATAGAGCGATTGCGAATTAGCTAGCGTGGTCAAAACGCTACCCCTTATGCCCGGTCTTATGGACTGGGCAAGTTCACCCCCTGCCCGCCACCTCAGCGGGCATTTTTATTTCTGGAACCCAACATGGCTGAAAGCAACTCTTCCGCCCCCAAGCGCTGCGGCAGCTGCGGCGCCCCCGTAGAACGCGAACCCCAGCCAGGCGAAGGCCTGCCCTGCGGCCACTGATAACCCGCCCACTTGGGCACTGACAACGGAGCCGCCATGGCCGAACAAATCACCCTCGCCTATCGCCTCTTCAACATGCGCCGCTGGACCGGCGCCAGCTGGTCCAAAGCTGCTGCCTGGGCCCTCGGCCTGGTATGGCGCAACGCGCGCAACGACCGCCGCGCACGCCTGGACCACCGAACGCGCTGCCCGCCAAAGCCTGTAAGGATGAACATGCACAACATCACTTCAGACGCAACCCAGAAAAGTGAAGTCATCCTTGTGATTGCGTTTACAGCGTATCGCCCAGGCGCGATTGACGCGGAAGCCCAGAAACTCATCCGCCGAGCCTTCGAGGCAATCATTGATGAACTGCGGCGTATCGATGCAATTCGTACGCAGGACATAGACCAGTTTGTTGCAGACGCAAAAAGCGGAGCGGACATGGACAAGCTCATGATCCCCGCCGTGCTTTTCGCCAGCATGCTGCCCGACATCGACTACTTTGCAGCCCTAGTTGGTGCAGGCCTGGGGGATGAAGAAGACTCCACCTCATTGGCAAGTCTGGCTGAGCACAGCCGCTTCATGGAAGCAGGGAGCGCTCTGGTAAGTCTTCGCCAGCAACATGGGGATGAAGGCCTGGATACCCCGGAAGCTCAAGCCCTTTTCATGCAGCTGATGGAAGACGCTCCGCCTGAATTTATGAAGGTGATCCATGACGAGGCGCGAGCCTTGGACCTATTGCCCGATGTGAAATATGTGAACGACTCCGGCGAGCCAGTCTACACAGCGATGCAGCTCGCCGAGAAGCTCGGCATTCCGTTGGAAAAGGTGGAAGGCGACCTAGAGCGATTTTTTGGCGACCGGCTACCCGTTGGTACGGTGCATCCACTGCAGTGAGACACAAGCGAAAGTTCACAAGCGGGGGAGCCTGTAGGTCTCCGGATATGTTCCGGCGACCCTTGCCACTCGAATCTGTCTGCGAAAACTACGAAGTTTTCGTAGTTGACTTGTATTTCTTAGCCCAGCCTGGGCCGAGTAGCTCGGTTATGCGCTCGACTGACGCAACTAATGCTTCAACGTATTTATGCAATGACGGTTCAGCGGCATCAAGAATCTTTGAGTCTTCCGGCGTCCCTCTGATGCTTCGCGCTAGCTCGAGCATGGATTCCTCCATCGGGGCCATGACATCAGGGTGATCGTGACGCATGGTCAAAAAAGTCGCCATGGCACGGAGTATCGCCACGCTCTCAGGAAACGAATCATCTGCTTGGTATGAGCGAGTCAACCGCTCAACGATCTCGGCATTCAAGCTGCGCCCGGCATCAGTGGCAGACCCCTCAATTCGAGTCTTTAGCTCCTCAGGGAGGCGGATTTTCATTTGGGGGTCATCGCGGCTCATGTGTCAATCATAGACCACGGTGGTGCAAAGACCACATAAACGAGTGAGGAATTGAAAAATGGACCACGGTGGTGTACATTTAATTCACGGACCACGGTGGTCCAAAAAGGAGCAGCAAATGCTTAAGAACTCAGACACCGGACAGTTCAAAGTGCGGCTGCCTTTAGAGCTTAAGCAGTGGCTCCAAGAACAAGCCGATGCCCAACGCAGAAGCCTCACCGCTGAAGTGATTTTGAGGCTGGAATCAACCCGCCCTCAAGCGCCACAAGCGCAGAAAGGAACCCCATGAAAGTGACAACCGATCAACAAGCTTTAGGAGATACCTTGAACAACCGTAATTACATCGTCACCCAGCAAACCGGAAACGGCCCACTGTTCGCGCTCGACTTCACCACCATTCCTGATGAGCTGAAGCTGCGCATTCTGCTCGCCGCCAGCCAGATCGCAAACGACGTAGGCATGGGTTACGTGGCGGTGGAAGAAGACGGCCCTAAGTATGCGCAACAGGGGTTGGATGAACTCTGCCAGGCGTTCAAAGAAGTGGAGAAGTTGTACCAGCCTACAGTTCCAGGTGCCGACCTCTACGCAAGCGCCATGTACACCAAGGAGTATCCGGTGTACCGCAGCGGTTTTTTGATCAAGGTTCCACGCGCTGAACTGAGCCCTGTGGAGCTCAGCGCAACCATTCAACGCATGAAGTCGGACAGCCGCAACCTAGCTCAGCACGCCGAAGACCTCGGTTCTGGGCGCACCACCCACTTCGGAGCAGCGCAATGAGTAATGTCGTGAACATCGCAGGGGTGCAATCAGCCCGCATCGCCTTCAAGGGCCGCCCAGTCTGCACCACGCTTCAACTGGCACGCTTCTACGGCTGCACAGAAAAGAACATAGCGGACAACTACACCAACAACCGTGAACGCTTCGAAGAAGGAAAACACTTCGTGTTCCTGGAGGGTGATGCGCTCAAGCAGTTCAAGCAAGGGATCCCCGACGAAATCGGGGATCCTCTGAAATTCACGGCTCGTCTCATGCTTTGGACTGAATTGGGAGCCGCCCGTCACGCCAAGATGTTGACGACAGACCGAGCATGGGATGTGTTTGAGGAGATGGAAGACGCCTACTTTCGCACTCAGGATGGTGCGGCGCTGTCACCGGCTGCCAAAACTGCGCGTCCTCGGACCATAACGCACAGCCAGGTTGCGGCCGGCATTCTGTTGCTGCGCAGTGCAGCAGAAGATCTCAAATTCTCGCCTTCTTCCGTCCTCGGCGGCTACCAGACTCTGGAATCAAAGCTCGGAATTTCCGGCCTGCTCCCAGCGTATGCGATTGACGCTCCGACCTCATCAGCCTCAGGATCGAGCGAGACAACAAAATCCGCGAGTTGGCTGCTCAAGAAATTCCGTGTCGGCATCTCCCCTGCAGCCTTCAACGATTTGCTGGTGCAAAAGGGCTTCCTCAAAGAAGACCAGCGCCCCACCTCACGAGGCGGCATCAAGAAGTTCAAAGTCTGCATGAACCTGGACTTCGGCAAAAACATCACCAGCCCTAAAAACCCGCGAGAGAGTCAGCCCCACTGGTACGAAAACAAGTTCAAAGCCCTGCTTGACCTTGTGCTGCCAGCCGAGCCGACAAAGGCATGACCCAAAAGGCAAAGTCCAAGAGCAGGTGAGATTGCTCTTGGACTTCTAGATCAAAAAACCTTAGCTCGGAGTTCAGATCATGAACGCAATTATCGCGCCTCCAACGTCGGAGGCCAAGCGGAGCCCTGCGCGCCTGCAGACCAAGCATAGCGAGCCAGCGCCAGCGCGCCCAACTGAGGCCGAGCGCCTGCAGACGGAAGCTCTGCAGATCCTCCACTACCTGTGCACGGAGCTGGCCCAGGCTGAGCTGCAGGACATGCCACATGCCCTGGCCGAGGCAATAGAGTGCGACACGGTGCTGTTCAACCTGCTGAACCCTGAAGAGTCGGACAGCCCTCAAATCGGCACCTTGGAAAGCCTGGTGATGCTGCGCCAGCAAGTGAAAAACACTTTTGCCTGCCTGGAAGCTGCGTCTGGCCCAACTGTTCCCGTGGCCATCGCCTCAGCCGCACTGCTGGAGCACATTGACGGGTTCGCCTCCCACCTGCACCAGGCGATTGCAGGCCTGCCAGGCACCCTGGAAGATCTCCGCGCCTTGACGACCTTTGCAGGCATCAAGACCTTCCGCGACCGGCCGACACCACCCATCCGGCGTATTGAGCAAGCACCACCTCCAGGCAAGACCCATGCTCAACAGCGCCGCGTTCTTGAGTTCGTCGCCCAGCAGGCTGGAACCGTGAATGAGTTGCTTATGCAGATGCAGGCCGACTCAAAGATCAGCTATGACAGTCAGGTGCTGCTGGGGGGCGCCCAGGCAATCACCCAATACATTGGCGCAGCTGCAGACGATGCACTGGGCGGCGACATTGTTGGCGACTTTGAGCGCTGGACCTATGGGCCCAATTTCGCGGACGCGGGAAAAGGAGCATCAGCATGAACGCCGTTCTTGAAAAGCCGACAGCAAAAGCTCGCGGCCGCAAGGCGGTGCCAGCAGCGCCAGCTTCTGCGCCAACTCCACTTGCTTCTGCTGCCGCAACACTGTTTGCGGAGGTGGGTGACTTCTTGGCGCTGGCCAGCGCGACAGATGAACCACACGGTTTCAGCGGCGACTCAGATCGTCTGCTGAGCATTGGTGCAATGATCGCGCTTGATGCCGCAAAAGGTAAGTACTCGAACACGAACGCAGAGAACACAGCTTATGACGTTGCAGCATGCATTAACGCTGCTCGCCTTGTGCCTGACGATACTGAGTCAGTCGAACGAACCATAAACATCCACTGTGCATCTGAGCGTTTAGCAGCCATAACAGGAAGTGCTATTCATCAAGTCATCTTCACCGATGTGCCGCGCCCTACTCGAGATCCTGCGCCAGCACCTTCAGCAGAGGCAGCAATCAGCCACAGGCGGTTCACCGAAGAGCAATTGAAGGAGTTGTATTGGCGTGCATACGTGTTTATGGATTGCGCCTCCTCAGTTCTGTTTCATTACGCCGAACACGCAGATGACTCTGCAGTGTTTGCAATGAGAGACCTGTTGGATGTCTATCTTAAAGAGGCCAAACGGCGCTTTGATGAAGAGAAATTGGGCGACCTAGTATCTGGCGACTTGCCAGATCTTTCCTGCGACTTGGACCGAGTGATAGCTCTGATTGGATCCTACGCCACGAACACTGATGACGGTGTGCTACACGGCGTGGAACATCTGTTATCCAGCGCTAAACGGATCGCTGATGGTGATGAGGGGGTACTGGGATGAGTAGCAAGACAGCCAAAAACCTGCTGGCCATGCCGGTGAGCGAGAGACCTGCAGGTGCTGCAGGTGCATTGATTTCGATCAGAACCAGAAAGGAGCCATGATGGCCGCACGATTTGTACGCATTGTCAAATTCTGCGCAGAGACTGGATACTCTGATCGCGCAGTTGAGACGAAGATTCACCGGGGAGTTTGGATTGAAGGCAAGGAATACGTCCGCGCCCCGGACAATAATATTTTGATCGATATGGAAGGTTACAACCAATGGGCCGCAAAGCAACGACAGGAGGTGTTAGACCGCGAGGCGACCGCATAGAGGTTCGTTTCACCTGGAATGGGAAACAGGTCTCCCCTACGCTTGATCTTCGCCCCACTGCCGCAAACCTCAAACATGCGGCTCGGGTGCGAGCCACCATAGTCGAAGAAATAAAGCACGGCACCTTCAGCTTAGCGGCGCATTTCCCCGACTACAAGCACCTGCAGCAACACCAGCCAGAGAGCGAGGCTGGCATGCGAACCTTCCTAGAGTGGTCGAGGGTATGGGTCACCCTCTCCGCTCGGAGCTTGGAGCATTCCACGCATGCCATTTATGTCCGTCATCTAAATGCATATTGGGTGCCTGCATTCGGAAGCCTGCGGCCAGAGAAAATAAGCCATGAAATGGTATTAACTCACTTGGCAACATTGAGCAAGGACCGAATGGACTCGGAAACCGGGCGCAAAATGAAAGGACTATCGCGGAAAACTCAGAATAATATTCTGATCCCACTGCGTGGAGTTTTCGACCTGATATGCAAACCACCAAGCCGAGTTAGCAACCCAGTTGAGGGAATAGATAATCAGAAGATCCAAAAAGCCAACCCTGACCCTTTTGCACCTGATGAGGTTGAATTGATCCTCAAGGAAATGCAAAAGCGCTTTGGGGAGGTAATGACAGATTATTTTGAATTCTCATTCTTTGCCGGGTTACGGGCAAGCGAGCATATCGCGCTGAGGTGGGAGGATGTGGACTTACGGAAGTCCACTGTGCTGGTTCGCCGCTCCAAGGTGATGACCATGGAAAAAGACCGCACCAAAACCAACGTTGAACGCACGGTGGAGCTTAACCAGCGCGCCGCCAGCGTGATTCAGCGCCAGCGCGCAAGGACTGTAGCAATGAATGCGGAGGTGTTCTATAACCCGAACACGGGAGCGCCCTATCACGACGAGCAGTCGCAGCGCAGAGCCTGGCGCATCACCTTGCGCGCCATTGGCGTGCGATACAGGGCGCCCAAGGAATGCCGGGACACCAGCGTAACCCTGGCGCTCATGGCCGGTGCGAATCCCATGTGGGTGGCCATGCAGCACGGTCACTCTGTGCAGGTGATGATGCGCGACTATGCGAAGTGGATTCCATCAGCGGATCGAGGCGCCAATCTCGCAGCGGTCAATGCGGCGATCACCACACAGGCAACACCCCGTAAAGAAGCGATTTAG